TGTAGCTAAATACGACCACTACACAAATGGTGATAATTGGCGTGATTTTATACACAGAGAAAACTATCATTTGCGAATTGACACAATCGCAAACAGTGTTAAATTTATGGTTTCCGTATCAGATGGTGGCTCTGCAAACGCTAAAAGAGTAGCTATCAAAATAAAAAAAGATGGAATCACAAAAATAGATACTATCTTTACGGATAAAATATTGGGCAGTAAAATAACTATATTTAAAGAGTTGTAGATATGAAATTAAGCGAAATAAAATCAAACCCAAACAACCCGCGTCTTATAAAAGACGATAGATTCCAAAAGCTAGTCAATTCAATAAAAGAGTTCCCTAAAATGATGGAGCTTAGACCTATGGTTGTCGATAAAAACAATATGGTTCTTGGTGGAAATATGCGATTAAAAGCACTTAGGGAACTTAAATACAAAGATATTCCAGATGAATGGGTGAAGTGTGCAGAAGATTTGACAGAAGAAGAGCAAAGGCGTTTTATTATTGCTGACAATGTAGGATTTGGAGATCATGATTTCGATATGCTTAATAAAGATTTTAATGTTAATGAGTTGGAAGATTGGGGGATTGATTTGCCATTTTTTAACCAAGAACAAACAGATATCGAAGAGGTTGGCAGTTTTAATGAATCGGTATCGTTTACAATAAAATGTGACTCCATAAATGAATTAGAGCAATTGCAAACAAAATTAAATACATCAGGGAAAAAACTATCTTATAGTGATTTTTTAATTAAGGCTGGATTATGAGAGTAGCTCTAATAGATATAAAAGGAGATGACAACCGAAAAATAGACAGGAACTCATCTGTAAATATACGAAACATGATATCGCTATCTATAGCCACCAATGCAACATTCTATTATAATACAGGAATGCTAGATAGTAGAAAATATGACGTTATTATATTCGGTTTTGGCAGCATAAGTACAGAGATAGACAAAACAGTTAGTTTTGTTATTAGGAGTGGGGCAAAAAAATTCTTTTGGCTTGTTGGCGAGTATGAGCAATCAATGAATCCAGCCCTTTATTATGCTTGTAAAAAAACAGGGATAAAATTTGAAACAATACAAAATTTTGACTTAAAGGCCAAAAATTTTGGTCAATTTTGCAAAGGAAAGCACTTTGTTAATATTAACTTATTGATAGCAAAAGAACCTAATGAGCCAGTTCAAAAAAAGTACGATTGTGTATATTATAGTAGGTGGCGACCAGATAGATCAAAATACCTAAAAGAGTATTTGCAAGGAGATATATACTTTTCGTCTGATGCAAAAAACTTTAAACAGCACAAGCATATTGGATGTAATCCCAAGTATATTGCAAAATTGGATTGGACACAAAAAAAAGAGACATTAAATCTGTTTAGATACTCGCTTTACATTGAAGATAAATTTACTCACACATGTTTTAATAATTTAGCAAATAGATACTATGAGGCTGTAATGTGTAATAATGTTGTATTTTTTGATGCAAATACAGAGAATACAATATTAAACTCAGAGCTGTCACCATATATAGAAGAGGTGAGAAAATATATGGTAAAATCCCATAACGATTTGATTGAGTTGATAAATATATGCAATGTAAATTTTAATGATCATTTAGCTGTACAAAAAAAATGGGCTATAAATATAATTAAATCAAAAAATACAATGATAAAACAGCTCAATGATATAATAACGAACTAATATAAAACAACGAACTTACAACGAATGGCAGGATATAAGCAAATAGAGCCTAGATATAAGAAAGGAGAATCTGGAAACCCCAATGGCAGGCCAAAGATTTTACCTGAACTTAAAGCTATTTTGACCGATATACTATCTGAAGTGAGAACAAACGACAAAGGAAAATCATTCACCGGGTTAGAAATAGTCTTACGTTCTTTGCACTCAAAAGCGGCTAAGGGTGACGTTAGAGCTATTCAAGAGATTCTTGATAGGTTTTACGGTAAGGTAACCCAGCAAATAGATACCACTACCAAAGGCGAATCTATAAATAAAACCCCAATTTTTGGAGACAATCCACTTGATAAAAATGTTTAAATTTAAGCCAACAACAGCTCTATATAAAATTAAAACCCTATTGCGAAATGTAAATAGGGTTTTTGTTATTTCAGGCGGTCAGGGAGCTGGTAAAACAATATCTGTTTTAATGTTAACTATCGACTATGCCCACCGTAACGAAAAAAAGAAAATCTCAATTATTTCTGCCGAACTTTCAAAGATGAAAAAAACAGTCATTAAAGATTTCCTGGATATTATGAGCGATTGGAATATGATAGAATTAGGTAAGTGGCATGGAACAGAAAACACATTTACTTTCAAAAATGGCACTTTTATTGAGTTTTTAGGGCTTGACACACATGATGTCGGTAAAGGTATGAGGCGTGATTTGGTTTACTTTAATGAGGCCAACAAATTAAAACAAGAGGCATATAGACAAGTTGGTTCGCGGTGCAAATTGAACATAATAGACTTTAACCCCGACAAAAGGTTTTGGGGACACGACCTGATTAATGAAAATAACTTTATAAATCTTACTTTTAAGGATAACGAATTTCTTAGCGAAGAGGAACATGCTAGTATTTTGGAATACTATAAAAAGGGATATGCGGAGGATGGAACAATTATTAATGAGTATTGGGCAAATATTTGGCGCGTTTATGGATTGGGTGAGATTGGCAGTGTTGAGGGCAGAATATTTACTCATTTCAAATCAATACCATTCAACGAATATACCAACATTAATTTTACAAAAACATACGCTATTGACTGGGGCAAAAACCACGGATTCGGGATAATCGAAGGTAAATTTGATAGGTATTATAATAATTTATACGTCAATGAACTGAATTATAAGAGCGAGAATAAACTAATATCTGAGCTCACAGATTACGATAAGGCTGCAATAAACAATAATGAAAACGGTGGAATTATAATTTATACGGTAAAACGATTAAATATACCAAAGGAAGCTATAATAGTTTGCGATAGTGCAGTCCCAGACAATATAAAGCTTTTACGATCACATGGATGGGAATACGCCTATGGAATAGATAAGCCTAAAGGGTCGGTAATGGCTGGCATATCCTTACTGCAATCGACAAACATATTTTATACAGATTGTTCGGCTGGCATAGCTCACGAACATCAAACCTACCAATACAGATCTGATAGAATGGGGGTTGTTGATGATGAGGTGTTAAAGGAAAATGACGACTTGATAGATCCTATTAGGTATTTGCGCAGGCATTACGAAAAGGCATAAAAAAGCCTCCGATAGTGGAGGCTTTTTGTTTTTGTAGTGAAATTAATTATATTTTCTGACCAATGCCTTTGTGGCTATCCTGCTGCTTTGAGTTCCTGATGGAGTCACTGTTATTCTATAAAACCTATAACTCGACGGTGTAATTACAAAGCTACATGATTGTGTTGCAACATTGGTTAATGTAAATGCTGTTATCCCTGCAATGTCCGTATATAAAACCCCGTCAATAGACCCTTGGGGCTTTACTGTTCCTGCAACGGTTCCAGAAACAGTAGTAACAGTAGACTGCAACGTCAAATGCACATTAGAGCCATTTACGATGCAATACTGATATTTCACAGCCGTATCGGTAATAGTGTCAATTGCCGCGTGTGTTTCAGCCGAAAGCAGATTGCCAACAGCCGCATAAGTAATTACTGGCCCCGTAACCTGAGCCGTTAAGTTGATTGTTAGCATTAGAGCCAATAGAAAAATCAGTGTTCTCATTGTTAAAAATTTTTAGTTGATAATTATTGTGTAAATATAAATATAAATCGCTAAGTTTGTACGATTTAATGTTGTAAAACATCTATATTGATGAATTGGTTTCGAAACATGTTAGGCTTAGGGTTTTTAGACGATCTCACAACGTCTATTAATCGACAAATAGATGGTACTGCTGAATATGGCAATATATCAAGTGATTTTCAAAAGTTAAACGCTGTTTTCTCAAATCCTGCATTATTGAAAGTGATAGCATTACAATGCGATTTATTTTCATTGGGCGAGGTTTATGTTTATCAAGATGGCAAAGTGGTTGGCAATGACCCATTTCTTGAAATGATTAAAAAGCCCAACCCGTTCCAAAAAAAATCTCAATTCCTTTGGGACGTAATGTTTTGGAATATGATTGGCAACACGTACAATTATTGTGAATCAAAATTAGTTTCAGCAGATAATAACCTCTACATACTCGAAAACAACAAAATAAAGTTTCCTGTTGAGATGTTAAAATATAGGGATAAGATAGTTTTGTCAAAATCAACAAAAAGCCAAATAGATAATTTTGATGTTGAGTATATTTATGCAGATGGCTCCGCTACATACTTAAAATGGGGCAATATTATTCACATGCCAGACCTTACAAACGGCGCAGGTAATTGGTTTCGTGGTGCGAGCCGAATAGATTCTCTTTATAAGATAATTTCAAATTCTGAGGCTTCAATGGATGCCTTAAATATAAACATCCGTTATAGTGGTAAATTTTTGGTCGCTGGCAAATCTGATCCAGACAACATGTCTCAATTGCCAATGGGCGAACCGGAAAAGGCGGATATTGAAACAAGAGTAAACGGCAAAAAATCGGTTCACGCGGTTAAATCAATGATTGATATTAAGCGATTTGTCGATAATGCTGCGAGCTTAAAACTAGATGAAATTAACCTAAATCAATATTTTTTAATTGGTACAGCTTACGGAATACCAAAGGATGTTTTGGAATCGTTCAACTCAGGAACTTACGAAAACCAAGAAAAAGCAAGGGGGGCTTTTGTTTCTTACTGTTTGCAACCAAAAGGGAAGCTATTCTTTGAAGGGCATTCCGCTTTTTTTGGGTATGATATTTTGGGCAAATCTATCTTAATTGATTGGGAGCACTTACCATTTATGCAAGTTTTCGCAAAAGATAGAGCCGAAACACTGAAGGTTCAAACAGAATCATTATTAAACTTAATGAAAGCAGGTGTTAAAATGGATGAAATAAACGAAATGTTGGATACTGAATTTACAGAACTAGACTATGAATCAGCTCAAAGAACAACTCAAAACGCAAATAGCAAAGGAGCTTAATCCTGAGATAAAAAAAGTGCTAGAAAAAAGATTATCTGAAATTGATAAAGACGTAAAAAAATGAAAATATTTTGCAAAGAGCTAAATAAGGAATTTGAAGATAGAGAATCGATGTTTTTAGAGTTGTCTAAAAACGAATCTAAAATAGTTGAATTGAAAAAAGCAGCTATCAAAGAAAGCGACTCAGTGTCTACATTTTTTGTTTTGAAAGATAATGCAGAAAAAGCGTTATCATTCGTAAAAGAAGGGTTTGTTTATCCAGTAATAAACACTACTAACCTTATGGATTCTCACGGCGATGTTCATTTTCCTAACATCTGGAATAAGTCATTGAAAGATAAAGCTAAAAAGATTTTTTACATTTTAGAACACAAATTATCTATTGATAGCGTTATTGCTTTTCCAAACGATGTCAGTGCTTTTGTTAAAACGGTTTCATGGCAAGATTTGGGGTTTGATTTTGAGGGCGAAACGCAAGCGTTGATTTATGAAATACCAAAAGATAAAATAAAGATACAGCGCATTAAAGAACTGCTCGAAGAAAAAACGGCCTTCGAAAATTCGGTTAGAATGCGATACATTACAATGAGCTTAGCTGTTAATTCAAAAAGTTCTGATTTGGCAAAAAACAAGGCTTTGTGGGATGAGAGAATTGATAAAGTAGCCAATAAAAAAACAGCTGAAGAACAAGGCTACTTTTGGGCTGTAGACGAAGCGAGTATTGAGAAAGAGGGAAGTTTGTGTTTGTTTGGTTCAAACAGTGCAACTCCGATACTATATGAAGCCGCCAAAAGCACTTCGTATAAAAATGAGCCGTCACAAAACACTCAGGGAACAAAAAGAAAAGCATTTATTAATTAACAACTGTAAAATTATGTTTACTTACAAAACAGACGCCCAACTAGAGGCGATGAGTGCGGCCGAAAGAGATACTTACGCGACCGACAAAAGAGATCATGAGGCTGTATTGCTTACAAAAGCAATTGCAAAAGCCAATGAGACTCTTAAAACTGAACTTACCGAAGCTCAGAAAAAAGAAATCAATTTGCAAGTTGAAGCAATGAAAACTGGTTTAGGTATTACCAAGGAACAGTTTGATGAGTTTAAGGAAGATTTGCGAATTATTAAAGAGAACCCAAATGCAATTGGCAAAAATGGGTTTGATTTAATGGCCGCAATTGAAGAAGGATTAAAAACTTTGCTTCCTACTATTAAGCAAAAATCAAGCGAATCAGGCAAAAACGGCTTTGAGGTTGAGCTTACAGTTAAATCACCAATCAACATGGCAACTGGTGCTGTGACGGCCTCGAGTGCAATTCCCGTTTCTTTCGTTGCTCAGGACATCAACGCGTATGCGGAAGATATTAGAGCTCAGGAATATATTTTACAGTTCCTATCAAGTGGCAGCACTGGTAAGGCTACAATCCAATATGTAGACAAATCTCCAACTGAGGGAACTATGGCAATCACCGCCGAGGGAGCCTTAAAACCATTGATCTCAATTTCTTACGTAATCCGTTATTCTCAGGCTCGCAAAATGGCCGGGAGAACTAAGATTTCAGAAGAGGCGTTGGATGATTTGCCATTTATCATGTCAGCTATTAGAAATGAATTAGCTTACCAGCATGCAATTGGTATTCAGGGTGATATTTTTACCATTGTTTCCGCTTTTGCCCCTGCGTTTGTGGCTGGTGATTTAGCTACTACAACCACTAACCCTTCAAACTACGATGCTATTAGAGCTGCTATCTATGCAGTAAAAATTGCCTCTAAAGGTAGATTTGTACCTAATGCTGTTTTAGTTGCTTCGAGTGATGTTTATTCGATGGGGGCAACAAAAGATAGCGATAATCAATATGTGTTCCCTCCATTTGTTATGCCAGACGGCTCAACAATTTCTGGGGTTCGTATCGTTGAGGTTGCTGACGGGGTTTCTGTTCCTGCTGGCACATTTATAGTTGGCGACTGGAAAAAACTACACTTTGAAAACTACAAAACTTTTACTGTGCGAATCGGCCAAGGCATCCAAGGTAGTGCAACAGCCGCTAACATAGTTTCAGATTTTGAAAGTAATATGTACACCTTAATTGGCGAATCTCGTTACCACCTTTGGATTTACGAAAACGAAAAAACAGCTTTCATTAAAACTACCTTTGCGGCTGTTAAGACTGCAATCGAAGTTGTGCCAGCTCCTTAATTTTAATCTAAACAACCTCCCATCTTAATGGATGGGAGGTATTTAATAATCTAAAAAACAATAACATGTCAGAAAAAGCAACAAAATCGGATATCGTAAAAAGTCAGTTTGCCTACAAAGGAAACAGCCATTTCGATTTAGTCGAAGTAGAAATTATCAAAGATGGTAGCCATTACAAAAAAGGTGACAAAGATAAGGTTCATCCGTCTTTGGCCGCTATTTTAAAAGCGAAGGGGTTAATTGGTGAGTATGAAAAGAATGTTGTAAAACGAGATTCAAGCGCGCCAATGCTTACGGATTTAGAAAGCCAAAAAGTACAAGACGGAGAAAAGGCACTTTAAAAGATTAAAAAATGACAGTAATTACAACGATCGCATGGTTTCAAAGCGGAATTACTAACATCCCAAACATTGTTACTGATTTGGTGCGTATATCCGTTTTAAACTCAGCTATTGCAACACATGAGCCGAAATTTTTGAGAGAGTTATTGGGCTATGAATTTTACAAGGGATTGCAAGCTTACATAGATTCAATTGCTCCAGTAGTTCCAAATCCACTCTATGACGACATTTTAAACGGTGTAGAGTATAGGGATTCAAATGGCATATTGCAAAAGTATGATGGACTAAAACGTGCGAGTTCGTTGTATATATTTTTTAAGT